GAAAAGACCTCCTTTTGAGGGAATTGCTGTTTCCTTCGATTTCTCGGAAGTGTCTGACACAGATCCCATTACTGGCAAAAAGATTGTTAAGGCGGGTTCTCCCATCAGCCTTGCGGGTGTTGTCGCTAACACTGCGGACGCTGCGGGAATCCTTCTGCACGATGTGACAGAGGACAGACCCCAGGGAACGATCCTTAAAAAGGCATATATCAACACTGCGGTTGCACAGGCGCACTCCGGTGTTACCATCGCAGCTGCTGTCAAGGCGGCACTGCCGATGATTGTTTTTGAGTAAGGAGGTGATCCTAAATGCTTATTAAAGAAGTACTCAACTCCAAATCGATTGCGGCAGTAGCTACCAACAATGCAAGCAATCAGATTCCGTACCTTGGACTCCAGTGGTTCCCGGAGCAGAAGAAAGCAGGACTTGATCTCAAGTGGATTAAGACGCACAATGGTCTGCCTGTAACTCTGAAGCCCTCCAATTTCGATGCTATTCCGGTTCTTCGTGCAAGAGAAGGACTGAAAGCAGAGAAGACTCAGATGGCATTTTTCCGTGAGTCTATGCAGATTACGGAAGAGGATGAGCAGGAAATTGCCCGCATCAACGATGAGAGCGATCCTTATCTGGCAGCTGCTCTCCAGTCCATCTACAATGATACAAATACTCTTGTACGCGGTGCGGAGGTTGTTCCGGAAGTTATGCGTATGCAGCTCCTGTCCGGTCAGAATATCACTCTGGCTAGTGACAATGTGAACTATACATACAACTATGATCCCGACAACTCCTGGAAAGCAACGAACTATGTCGGACTCACCGGAACTTCTCAGTGGTCTGACACTACGAACGCTACTCCGCTGACAGACCTCAACAACGGTCGCAAGGTTCTTGCCAAGAAGGGTATCGTTGCCAGATATGCTCTGATGAACAGCAATACCTTTGAGTATCTTATCGGTAATGCGCAGATCAGGTCTGCGATGCTTGCTCAGAACCTGACAGCGAACATCTTCGTGACGGATGACCTTGTAAAGCAGATCGTTCGCAACAACACTGGTCTGGACATTGTCATCTATGACAAGATGTACAAGGACTACAACAGTCAGGACGCATATTTCTATCCGAATAACTACGTTTCCCTTCTTCCGGAAGGTGCACTCGGTTCTACCTTCTTCGGAACAACTCCCGAAGAGAGAACAGCTGCACAGGTCGCCGATGTGGATGTATCCATGTACGGCAAGGGCATCGCTATTGCTGTTAAGACTGAGTACGGACCTCCCGCAAAGACCCTCACGGTTGCGTCTGAAATCGTTCTTCCTTCCTTTGAGGGCATGGACAGCGTCTACGTAATCAAGGTTAAGGCTTAATCAGCCTAGGAGGGGAGCATATGAAGTACCCGTATATGGTAAAGCATAACGGCAAGTATTACCCCGCAGGAGCGGAAGTTCCTGTCGGGGATGCTCCTGTTGCAAAGGATGACCTTGTTGCGGACGACAAGAAAGCCGATGCTGAACCGAAGAAATCTGCCGAAAAGAAGCTGACTCGCGCTGAAATCATGACACTCAAGAAAGCGGAACTGATTGAGTTGGCAAAGAAAAACGGCATTGAAAACGCTGACGAGATGATCGGCAGTGAACTCAAGAGTGCATTAATCAAGGCTCTTAAACTGTAAGGTTACGCTTATGAAGTACGCTGATGAACAGGCATATATCGATGCTGTCACAACTGAATTAACGGCTGAACTGCAACCGCAGACACCTCTGTTCAATGCGGATATCCTTGCCCAGAAGGTAAAGGATGCATTTGACGAGGTAAAGATGAAGCGCAATTATGCGGCAACATCAATGAAGGATGCGGCTGTCTTAGCTGACATGGAGAACTACTACTCCACGGTTAAGAATGTTGCGAGGGTTGATTATGCCCACATCGGTGCATACGGCGAGAGCGCACACACAGAAAATGGCATTGAGAGAGATTGGGCAGACCGCGAAAAGCTGTTCTACGGAATCCATGCGTTTGTAAAGATCTTTTAAAAGAAGACGGAAGTGCGTGTCGAATTCGGCACAGGGATATGGCAGTAGGTGGTGGGAAGTCATATGCTTACACTCGTATTTAACAAACAGCATATGTGGTATGCCTTACAGATCGGATACAGGTATGAGTACGCAAAAGACAGGAACGGCAATATTATCCAGGATTTTGTTGACGGTAAATACGTTCCGCGAACAACGGGCGAACCTGTCATGCAGTACTCAGATCCGGTCGAATTTTA